TTCCTCCTGTGACTTTAAGAGCACCAGTCGTACTACTAGTAGCCGCCGTTGCGTTAGTTAGAGCTAGTGCGGCTGAAGTATCTATACCTACTGCAGAGAACGCAGAGCCAGAGTACACTTTTAACTGACTCGCTGAAGTATCATAAAAAAGCTGCCCTGCCACTAAAGAACTGGAAGGGGCTGCTGAGTCGCTGTTACTACTTTTAATTGCTGTTAAAACGTTGTTAAGGTCTGTTCTTGTTGCAGGGAACGATTGATTCGCTATGCTATAGTCATGTGTTGCCATATTTAATATCCTGTGCTAACCCAGTTAAAGGTCTTTTGCGTAGCAGTATTGCTACTATTGAAAAAAGTTATTGTAAATCCAGTACTACTACTACTACTAATAGTCCAGTAATCCCCTGTATCTGCATTCTGCAGGGTTACTCCCACTGTAGGAGTGGCTTTAAAAGGCGTTGAGTACGTAATTATACTGGTACCATTATTTGTGCCAGTGTCCCCTTGTACCCCTGTCTGCCTCTTTGTAGTATCAGGCATATCTACTGTAATAGATAGAGAGTCTACCTGAACATTGTGAGAAGTATTGGCACTAGTAAGTTTCATTCTAAATTGCATACCTCTGGCGTAGTAGTCCCCTACTAACATATGCGTCCATGTGCCCCAGGTAGGGGTACCCGCAGGGTCGTCTGTAGTTATTCTTATCTCTAAAGATGCGTTAGCGTCTGATATATCTGTGCCGTCAAATAGACCTGAGTTACTATCAAAATTACCTGCAGTTAAATCGAATAAATCAGTTACAGATACTGCAGTACTAGAATAAGAGGCTGTTACTCGAGAAGTATATACCGCTCCTAAATCTATAGACTGGTCTGTAAAGTAGTAGTACCCTTCTGCAGGCACATCCCCTTCTATCTTATAATTAGCCTGATCTGTTTGTCCAAAAATATCTTCTTCTAATACTAAGTTATTGTATGCGTCTATAGAAGATATACTAGATACCAGAGCAGAGTCTAAATTTCTAATAATTCTATTATCGTGTGTTCCGGCTACGAAGGTTACCCCCGTATCTCTTAATACACCACCTGGCACTTCTATTCTATATCCCTCCCCATCTTGGTTATCAAAGATACCGGAAGATAAAACTAACTCAGTACCGTCAACCCTAGAGGATACGGTGGCTGTAGTATTATCTGTAGTGTTACGTACTATCTTACCAATGTACTCATCTGTAAAACTTGCTGTGGGATCATATAGCCTATCATACCCTGGCTCCACCTCATATACGTGCCCGTCTTTATTATCAAAGATGCCAGAGGATAGAGTTAGCTCGTTAGAATTAACAAAAGCGCTCACCGTAGCAGTAGTAGAGTCATTAGTATTTCTAACGGTTCTTCCTACTAGTGCGGAAGTAAAGGAGGCCCCTGTATCTCTGAGGTTATTTGGTCCTGCCTCTAACTCCCAGGCATCTCCATTGTCATTAGAAAAGATGCCAGAGCTAAGTGTTACTACGGTACTACTATCTACTGTCGATATAGTAGCAGTAGTATTATTGGTAGTATTACGTATAGTTCTACCTACATCTCCTGCTGCAAAACTTGCCCCTGTATCTCGTAATTGAGTAGCTTTAGTTTCTAGCCTATAGCTCTCTCCAGAAGCGTCAAATATATCAGAACTTAAAGTAAGTACTGTACTGCTATCTACCGCAGTTACAGTAGCTATCTGTAGTATTCCTAATTAAGTTATCTAACCATGTAGAATCAAAAGATGCGTTATCGTCCTCTAATTTATTAGCAGTATGCTCTATATCATCAAAGTTACCACTTCTATCATCAAAATTACCAGCAGCGGAGTCCACAAAATTTACGGCTTGGTACTCCGTGCTTCCACTATTTAATATAGCGTTATGTGTACCTGTAGCTCTAGCATCATCATGAGTACCTGAAGATACAACATCATCTTCATGATTTCCAGTTGCATAATATGCGTCATGGGTACCTGTACTTAAACTTGCAGAAGCTAACTCAATAGTACTGTCACTGGAGTCATAGAATATATTAGTAGTATTGGAGTCGTTAATTCCTTTATCAATAGATATACTACCAAACGGCCCGTACAACCCTCCTGGGTGTATTTGAGCTTCTTGTATAGAGGTATATACTGCATTAAGCGCTAAAATATCTGCTACATTGGATACTATATATCCAGCATTGGTTGACTCATTACCTGTAGAATCTAACGCTTTAATAAGGTAAGACCCAGACATCAAAGGCAAATATATACTATTAGTATTTCCAGGCACAGTTTTTGTTATATCGGAAGCTGCTGCCCAAGACACCCCATTAGTATTACTGGTATGTCTTATCCAGTAGGTGCCCCCATGAATAACGTCTAAATCTGTTACACCTGTCCAAGTTAAATAAGCTTTCGAGCCTTGTGCTACCATATTAAAATTAGTAACGTCATTAGGTGGGCTAAGTTTCCCATAAATTTCCTGCTCTAAAGATGCGTAGGGTGAGTATAACATTAGAAAATTCTCCTTGTTTTAACTCTAAATTCTAAAGTTCCTGCAGGTGCATCATCAATAGTGATACTTTGCGCAGAGGTTTCCCCCATAGAGGTCCAATTTGTAAGAGCAGGGGCCTTTCTTCTCCACTCTACGTAATAAGATGCAATATACGGATAAGTAGTAGAGGTACCAGGAGTAAGAGGGGCGTCCCAGCTAAAGGTGGCTCTATTCTTTACATTTCTCATTGAATCTGTATATAACTCTTCTATAATCTGTAGATTAGTAGGCTCTGGGATAGCGTCCCCTGGATCAGGTATATTACTTATACTCTTTGAAGAGAAGGCTAAGTTATCCTCTATGTACCCATACTTAGCTCCATGGTATCTAAGAGCACTAACCCCTACTGTATTAGGTTCGGTCTCTTTAACGCTAAGAACTCTGAAATCAGCCGCCTCTACTGTTCCTATCTCTTCTAATACCCACATTTGGCCAGTTGCAGGCGTATTAGTGAAGGCATTAGCACTTACTAGTACAAATTCGGTTACACTCTCAGTAGTAGTTACCGTAGGTAAGTCTCTACTTTCTACCCATATATAAGGCTTCCACTCATTATCTGGGTTGGCATTTATACAATCAGCCTTAGTGGTCTGCGCCTGCTTAACATTTCCATACACACAAGCCTCTTCTGTATTTATTACAGATAGCTTATATGATTTCCCACTTGTTACTGAAGTAGCTGCATCTAATTTAATAGTAGTAGTAGTACTCCCTGTCCCAATACGCCCTCCATACCTAACTCCTGCTCTATGCCCATCAGCTATTTGTATCAAGTCTCCTGGGCGTATCGCAGCTCCTTCCATTCCTGTAGTGAAGGCAACAGTCTCTGTTTCATATCTCTCTGTGTATAAGATCCAGCGGCCTAATCTATTAGCTTGCCCCTGAGAAGTACACCCTACAGCCTTAACATCTGTAGAGAATATCTGATTACCCGCCTCTACTATACCCACCGTATCCTCCACATACTCTACATTAGGACGATAAAAATCTTCTGGGTTGTTCCAAGTAACATAAGCTACATTGTGTCGTTTTTTCTTAGAAGTGCCTTCGTATATAAAGGCACCCCCCTCTACATTAGAATCCGAAAAAAGCATTACAGGTTCTTTAGGAGAATCCTGAATGCCCGTAACTTGCCCGCTCTGCCAATATAACATTCCTCTAAATGCAGAGGCTATATCATTTAGTACCTTAAAAGCTTCGTGCTGTCCTTGTAAGTATAGATTACAGGCAAAACGCGCCTCTTTGCCTCCCCATCCATCATCAACTCCAACAAAGTTCCCAGAGGTGTCCACAGCATCACAATACCTACCTATTTCGTATAGAGCCCACTTATCCATACTGTTAGCATCTAACCACTTACCTAAGCCATACCTTTCCTCACTGCATAGATCATATAGGATCCAAGCAGGGTTACAAGTCCAAGCAGTAGTAAAAGTACCGTCCCAGGACCCTGAGTATAAAGTGTCCCCTACACTAGTACCCGCCCAGTCATAGCCCCCTGCAGTACACCTATCCTGTCTTCTAATAGTTGCAGCTGAGCAGTGCCCGGGGTCATAAGAAGTGTAATTACTAGGTACTTTTACCTTTACTCCTTTTATTTCATAGCCTCTATTAGGGATACTGGAAAATTGTTCAGCATTGAATGTCATCCCTATAAGAGCACTATTAGGGTACCTTAGTTTATTATCTATTACTATTGAGTACGCAGACCAGAATAGCTTATTACTAATTTTAACTGTACTAGAGTCCGCTGTTATTCGTTCAACTTTAATAGATATAGTAGTAAACCCAGACGACTTCCAACTACTAGGTATTTCTATACGGTATCCTCTTTCATACCTAGTAGTGGTTTTACCACTGAAACTATCATTTACTGCCTCTACCCACGACCCGTTGTTGTCTTTTTCTATCCATATTTTAAAACTTAGCGTAGTTCCATTTACATCTCCTTCTTCATTATCACCGTCCATAAGAGAGGGTGTAAATAGTAGTACAGTTACTGCGTCTGCTACGGTACTAGAAAAAGTCTTAATGATAGGGCCAGGGGATAGCTTCTTTACTTCTAAATTCACGCCTGACTGGGTGACTGTACCTGGGAAACCTGGAATATAGGTCTGGGAGTTAGTTCCTACTCTCGTAGCATACTGTACATTATCAAAGTTACTAGTGCCGTCTGCATTTATTAAAGGGGTCTCATCCAAATAAATATGGGAATCGTATGTATTTATACCAACAGACCCATTAAACCCGCCTGTTCCTAGTAACCCTACTATTTCCCCTTCTGATATTAGGTCTACTATTTTTGCTGTAGCAGTAGAGAACAGGGAGTCATCTGCTTCTATAGGCGCTCGGCCCCCTCCTTTACCCCCTTTAGACCCGGAAATATTGCCATCCCCTAATCCTGCATTATGCACCCTAATACCATTAGCTATAAATGTGTGTTGGTTTTCTACAGTCAGATTATAAACAGTACAGCTCTCTAGTTTATCAATCCCCGTTATAGGGCGTAAATGATTATTCTCATCCACTAAACAATCGTCGAAGCCTAGTTGCCCTATCTCTACAAAAGCATTATACTGGTTTAGTACCCAATGGTTTGGTGTAGCATCTATATACTCTCCTCCCCAAAAATGATACCTATTTACAGGGTTATCATCGTGTACATGAAGTTTTAAAACTTTAGCAATATGTACTTTTCCAACATCATCAAAACTTAATACCTCATCCCCCTCTTTAAGAGTTGAAATATGTACAGTACCTTTAGCAGTTAATACATTAGTATCCCCAGTAAAGCACCCTTTAGATCCTCTTGTAAAATTAATTTCGTTGCTCATATTCTACTCCTCGGGGGTTACACCGGCGCTAATAACTGCTCCGCCTATTAATAATTGTCCGTAACATACAGGCACAGGGACTCCCTGCATAGAAGTATTAACGGGACCTAAGGACTTATTGTCTGAGAGTTCAGCATCTTTAGGGGGCCCAGGAGGGGTAGGCGCTAGCATCTCTGATACTCCTGCCATTACTAGCCCCATACCTAGAGACACCGCCATAGAAGCTCCAAAATACCCGGCGGTGGTAACCGTCGTTCCTGCGAATACCCCACTACCCACTGCTTCACCAACCCCTGCAGCAATTACAGGCCATGCAAAGTAAATTATTATTGCACCTATTATTATTTTCCCCAGGCTGGACTTACTCCCTAGTACTACAGGGACTATTTTTATACTTTGTCTGCCCAAAGGCCCAGACAATTCTGTCTTTACATCTTCAATAGGCTCGTTACCTACTATTATATGATACCCTAGCCCTCTTTCCTCTGAAGAACCTAAAAACTGTCTAAAGCCTGGGTTATTAGAGTTAAGTGCTCTGATAGCTTCCGCGGGGGAGTTTACGTCTAATGACCACTCCTTTCCATATTTATCTGCTAATTCTCCGTATAACGTTACTTTATTTAACATAGTGATTTGTGCCTTAGATGGTGCGTTGTATGTTTTCTCCAGTATCCCCCATATAATTCCTTATTTGAGAGTCTACCATGTACATGGTGTAAAATTTTATCTCCTTCGATAAAAACTGCCGCGTGGTTTGGTACAGGTGAGATTAAATTTATTAAAAATATATCATATTTTCTAATATCATTTTCTTCTAGTATCTTTACAAAACCCTGCTCTTTATAGTTTTCTAAATATCTATTCTCCCCTTTGTCCCACCAGCCATCTTGGCCACTAAAACACTGAAAATCTATATTTAGCTCTTTTTTATAGTAATCTCTAAGCAAAGTACAGCAATCTAAAATTCCGTAACTGAACTGTCTACCAATAATTGGTGCTTCATACCCTGAAGGCTCCCAACTACATAATTTGTTACCTGGCCAGCTTAAAATATGCCAAGGTAGTTTTGTTGCCTCACAAGATATCTTATCCCCCTCCGAAGGGTTACACCCATCATTAGGGTGAGAGTGGCATATACCTAAAATAGTACCGGAATCCTCCGCTTCCGCGTAACTTACAGGATCAATCGTGAAGTACTCTTCAGGCTCTTCAGCTATATTACTTGCTGGAAAGTACCTTTCTTTCTTCCCCACCCCCAGTATAAAACCACATGCTTCTTTGGGGAACTCTATTTCTGTGTGCTTTCGAAAACCCTCTAAAGTCGCCTCATTCATCGTACTGATCCCATTCTTCTACCAGCTCCTGGGAAGCCTCCAAAAGGATTTTCTAAAGGCTCAGGGAACCTAAGCTCACACGCTGTAAATGTTTTAGAACATACATCATCAGCAGAGGAAGAAACAGAATTATTATTAGTATCCCAGTAACTAGACCCAGCGTACCCACATTCGACCCCTTTATACAACCAAGGGCATGAATTAGACACTATAACTCTAGAGGGTAACTTTATACCTATAACATCGTATGCTGCGCTTAACTCAAATTCTATATGAGTGAACGTCTCAACAGCTTTTCTATCTATATACCATATCTCATCTGTAAAGTGAGCTGTATCATCCGCTATGGCGTTAGCGTACCAAATACCAGGTCCTGCAGCCGCTTCACAAGTACTTTGGGTGTACTCCGTCCAAGTACCTGCAGATCCGTTCTTATTAGTATCTAAACAATCATCCTTACTAAGGCTTGGGTCAGACCCGGACTCTCCTGTACATACCCCTCCCACAGGGTACCCGTCTGTGTAGCAGTAGTTATCTAAGTATTTAGCGAACGTTTTCTTACGAGTGACTTTTGACCCTACCAAATCGTTATAATCATTGATTACTCCTGATAATAGTGAAGTAATATTAGCTACCGTTAAATTAGGTCGAGGTATAGATCCTTGTGCGGAAAACTCGAATCCAGAGGCTTCAATAGGGAGCCCAGAGTATTTATTCCCTTGCCATACTATTTCTTGTAACTCTGCGTTATAGCCTCCGTTGAACCATCTAAACTTAGGTACAGTAGAAGGCGCCGACCCTGCAGATAGATCTAACTCAAATAGCTCTACTATACTACCAGGTGTTAAACTATTTATATCAGTTGTAATTTTATTACTCATAGGATTCCTTTATGGTTCGAATACTCTGTTGAATGTTGCAGTAATAGTCCTATATCCACTTATATCCTCTTTAACACTCCATTTAGCACAGGTGTACTTTTTATAAGGGTAGATAGTATATGTCTCCCCGCTAGCTAGTATATCCGCGGCTAAAGATAGTTGGGTGGCACTATCTATGGCCGTTACTGTGGTGGTTGTAGGGGTAGGAGTGACTACTACCGTAGGAGCTGAGGTATACCCGCTACCGCCAGCTACTAATGTTATTGCTGTTATTACCCCTGCACTAGATACTACTGCAGTAGCAGAAGCCCCTGTACCCCCTCCTCCTGTGAAAGATATTGAAGGCAATGAAGTACTATTGTACCCGCTTCCTCCAGTAGATACCGATACAGACGCTACAGCATCGGCTGACAAACTAGCAGTACATACTCCTCCGGTACCTCCGCTATCGGTAACCGTAGTATTTAAATAACGATTAGTAAAGTATTGACTAGTATCTATAAGTTTCTTAGTAGCAGTACTAGTAGTGGTACTAGATATACTATACCCTACTGGGTACCAATCGAAAGATGTAACTCCTCCTTGGTCCTCTAAGAATTTTATAATCTTATTAGTTTCCGCTACAGGCCTGTTTTTCCACTCTAAGCTCCACTGTTCGGGTAAATTATTTATACCATCTACAGTTCTTTGCTCATACCCGTCCCCATAAGATACAGTGAGTACCTTAGGCTTTTGTTCCGTTTTCATCCCTCTATCAGGGTTACTATTTACTTCTGTGTTAAAATTTGGCATAATTAATACGGACTAAGTAGTCCTCCTGGTCTTTGTTGGTTAAGTAGCTCTTGTTGAATAACTTGAGTCATCATTCCCCCTAACTTGTTAAAGTCTGGCCCATTAGACCCCTCACTTGCTTGAGCAGAACTAGTAGTAGTACCGTCACTGGCAACGTTAATTGTAACATTAATGTTATTCTCGGTATTGTTTTCAGTAGCAGCCCCTTTTCCAATCATTGCTACCGGGATAGCTCTACCATCCGGTAAAGGAACAATTGCTTCATTATCCTTACCTTCCCCCACTAGTCCAAGTGTAGGCTTGGTTACTACTCCCCCTTTTGCAAAGGCTTGGAAGCCTCCTCTAAGCACGTTACCGTTAGCACTCATAACAGCTGTAGTAGCCCCCGATACCACTGAAGATATTATAGTATTTCCTATTTGCTGTACAAAACTCATAGCAAGTTTAGCAGTGTTTAACTTACCATTGTATATGAGATCCTTAAACCCAGTCTGTAATGTATTATTAGTTGCAGCTCCTACGGTCTGCATAGTATTAGTACTAAAGGTTGTATTCTCGTTATCGTTCCACATTCCTTGCTCTGCAAGCATTGCTGTCTGCTCCGATCCCTCATTAGTTTTAAAAGCAGCTGCAGTACTTGCGTTTTTAGCGTACCCGCCTTCAGTCTCCCCAAATAAGCTTTCTCCTGCCTGCCCTTGGGCTGCAGTAATAGCCTCTGGGTTCTTAATAACTACTGCGAGTCCTTTACCTTCTCCTTTAGCTTTGGCATATGCTTGAGCTTCTTCTGATCTCTTTTCAAGTTCAGTTTTAGTAGTATTGGCTACAAGAGTTTCTAACTTAGTATTAGTTACTTCAGCTTTTAGATTCATTTCAGCTAACTTATCTGCAACTGAAGTATCCCCTGTCTGTCTGCTAGCTTCTTGCCACGCACTATCTGAATCTGTGATCTCTGATCTATTCCATCTAGTCTCTGTGTAAGCCTTTAATTGCTCCCACCAATCCCCAAATGCCTTCTCTGTGAACCCGTCGTCTGCAATTTGGTACCCTGCAGTACCTATAGCCGCTAATGTAACTTGCGGAATCATTGCTATTTTATCTAGTAACTCCGGCGTACCTTCTGGAGTGTTATCAAATGCCCCATAACCAAACTTAGTCATAGAAGCGCCTTTGGCTTTACCAAAGTTAGGATCTGCTATTCCTGTGGTGTCTAAATTACTTTTATAGTCCGAAGACAGGCTGTCGTCTAGTTTAGCGTACTTTTGAATTGCGCCCGGTATAGAGCCGTCTTTAGGGGTGACCCACTTACTAAAATAGTCTCTTATTTGCTCTAATATAGGTACCGCATGGTGGTCATACACAGAGTGTGACTTGCCTGACTTAGATATATCATTTGCTTGTTTAGCTTCGGAGTTTAGCTTGCTGTTCCAGTCTAAAATTTTACCCCACCAAGATTTTTCTTCTTCCGCTACTTTAGGTACTTTAGATACTTCATTGCCCTCTGTTACAGATTTATTGTT